CTTCCGCTGCTGCTACAGCAACAGTTTCTTCTGCGGGAACTATAACTTCATTTACAATCAGCGATGGTGGATCTGGATTTGCATCCATTCCTTCTGTAACTCTTTCCAATCCAATTGGAATTGGATCAACGGCGTCTGCTACAGCAACTATTATCAATGGGTCTGTTGTTGCTATTGCAGTTTCCAATCCTGGATCTGGATATGCATCGACAAATCCTCCAAAAGTCCTTATTCAAGATGAACCATCTGTATTAGAAACTGATAATGTTCAGAGTTATAGTGGAGATTATGGAAAAATTGTGGGATTTGGTGTTACTACTAGTGGTTTGACCACAAAAGTAATATTTGATCTTTTCATTCCTACAGATTCAGATCTAAGAGGAACCCACTATGTTTCTTCCGCAAGCACTATTAGCGGAATTAGCACTGGCGACTATTTTGTAGTCAGAGATTCCAATATTGGTTTTGCAGTAACTAATTTTGAAACTAGAAGAACCAACAGCACCACAATCGGTATTTGCAAATCTCATTTTGATGGCGTATATCAAGTAAATGACTTCCACGTAACATTTAGACCTGTTACTGGAATTGGCACCGTATCTGTAGTAAGAGTATTTGCTAATGTTGCTGGACTTGGTTCTCAAAGTCTTTCAAATATTACTGGAATTGGATCTGTTGGATTGGGAGTTACTTCCCTTGGCGGAAATATTGAGTATTCTCAAGTTGCAATTAGTAGTGTAACTTTCGATAGTAGCACAATTACTTTTGATAGCACATTGTATTCCTTTGATAATCAAGGAAATATAACTGGCATTGCTTTTAGTGGCAATGTCTTAGATTCAGCGTTCTTTGGAAGATATAGTTGGGGCAAAATTGTTGTCGAAGGAAGGAATTCTACAAATCAATTCAATTTCTACGGCAACAATGGAATCATTGGAATCAATACTTCCGCTCTAATTACAAGAGAAAGATACCTGAAATACAAGAACTACATCAATTAAACCTAAATACTTTTAAAATCTTTGGCGATAATGGCAGTACAAGGAATAGGCACAGGATCTAGTCCAAATGATGGAAATGGTGATAGTCTACTAGCAGGTGCTTTAAAAATAAATTCTAATTTTGATGAATTATATACTCTCCTTGGAGATGGGACCACATTAACTTCTAATGTGGTCAATGAACTTGTTGCGGGAAGCAATGTTTCTCTTTCTGCTACGACAGGCAAAATTACCATCACTGCAACTGCATCTGCAAGTGCATTAGATTCTGTTTGGAGAACTACAGATGTAGGAATTAACACAGTTTCTAACGTTGGAATTGGAAGCACTGGTCCTGAGTCAGCATTAACCGTTTCTGGAGATGCTAAAGTTTCTGGTGTTGTCACTGCAACTTCTTTTGTTGGAAATTTAACTGGTGATGTAACTGGTGGTGCTACACAAGTATTCATTAGTACAACCACTTCCAACTCAGTAACTAATACTTCATGGTTAGTTCCTTTTGTTGATGGATCTGGTGGTTCAAACAAACCACTTTATATTACTGGCGCTGGATGGGGTCTAAGATGGTTCAATCCATCTAAAGCACTGTTCGTTACTAATTCCACTGATGCGGATCAATCTGCTGATCCTGGAGCAGGAAAGGTAATTATTAGACCCAATGATGTAACAATTGGGGCAAATGTCAAAATTGATGGAAGTTCCGGAATTATTACCGCAACTACATTGGAAGGTAATGCCACAGGTCTTACAGGAACTCCAGATTTGAATGTCGGAATTGTAACTGCTGTTAGTTTTGTTGGATCTGGTACTGCTCTAACTGGTGTTTCTGTTGGTAGCACCGATTATGTCACTGGTATAGCAATTACCATGGCAACAGGAAACTTCAGTGGAAATGTTTCTATTGGAGGAACTACCTCTATTGAGGGCGGTGTAACATTAGTAACTAATAATGCAACTGTTTCTGGAACCATTGGAACAACTGGAGAAATTAAACAAATTGGTGGAGTTCCATTCTTCTATGATGGAAGTGCATGGAGAGAGTTTGTTCTTTCTACAGGTGTTAGCACTACTCAAACTGCGGATACCAGTTGGGATAATGTTATCTTAAGATCTACTTATGATACAGACTTCTATGATTCTAAATTCGAAGTTCATCCAGTTCTAACGGGATCTGGTGCTACTACTGTATCCAGTCCTGTCAAAATAGGAACAAAATCATATAGAAATAATGGATCTGCTGGTGCTGGTTTATCTTATGCATATAGATCCGAATATGACTTTACTGGTCCATGGACAATAGAATTTTGGATATATCACGATTCTACTCCAGCAGATTATTATACAATAATATCACAACTTTCAACAATTAATACTGCTAATAACTGGGCGTTTACAATTAGTCAAATCGGCAGCAATATATACTGGCGGTGGTCCAATGAAGCAGAATCTAGTGATCAAACCCTCCATCTAACTTCAACATCTGGTTTCAACAGTAATTATGTAAATAAATGGATACATTATGCACTTGTTAGAGAATCCGATAATGGATCCATACACTTTTACATCGATGGTGTAGAAACCGCTTATACGATCAATGATGCTGTTATTGATAATGATATAACCAGCACTAATGGAGCTGGATTGTATATTGGAGGGATTGTTAGTGACACTATAAATTCATATACCTTTAATTCCGCAGGTTCTATAGATGCTTTCTTTGATGATATTAGAATTTCAACAGTAGCAAGATATACATCTATTGGAATTAATACTGATATAACATTCACTCCTCCTTCTACTGCTCTTGAGACAACAGGAACACTTACAAGTTCATATACTCCACCTGGAAACAAACGTGGAGTAATTGCCTTAGGAGCAAGTCCAAGTTGGAAAGGAACTCCTGGTTGCACAGTTTCTCAACAATCTAGCGGAAATTATCGTGTAACTTTTGCAACTCCATATATTAGCAATCTTGATTATTCAGTTCTATCACAGGCAGCAGATCAAGGATATGCTTCATATGTCGGTATCGCTAGATCAACTGAACATGTAGATATTTCCGTCAACAAACAGAGCGATGATTCTGCTGTTGATACTGGTTATCTCACTGTTCAGATTACCAATCTGTAATCCTCAATAAATAACTAAAAAATTTGCAAAATGGCTGCAATAATCACTGATCAGATAAGAATTTTAAATGCTAGTAATTTTGTTTCTGGTGTAACGACCGGAACAGATAGTTACTATACTTGGATTGGACTTCCCAATCCAAGTGACTATAAAAGTGACTGGGATGTAAGTCCTCCTTCACCGAAGGACAACTTTGACGAAGAGAATGCATATTGGGACAATATGATTGCTCTGAAAAAAATTAATGAATCTGATATCAGACAAGTAGTTACTAAAAGGGTTTGGTCTTCTGGAACCAAATATGAGATGTACCGTCATGACTATAGCAGAACCAATACTGCTAAAGTTTCTGGTGCATCGAATCTTTATTCGACACCCTTCTATGTTCTAAACAGTGATTATAGAGTTTATATTTGTCTTCAAAATGGAACAAGTCCAGAAAACCCATCAGGAAGACCTTCCCTCGATGAACCAAGATTTACAGATTTAGAACCAAGAGCAGCAGGAAACAGTGGTGATGGTTATGTTTGGAAGTATCTTTATACAATTAAACCATCCGAAATTGTAAAATTTGATTCTACTGCATATATGCCAGTTCCTCAAAACTGGGATACAAATGCAGATGCAGCTCCAGTAAGAGATAATGCTGTCGATGGATCAATTAAGATCGTAACAATTACCAACAGAGGTGTTGGTGTAGGAACAGCGAATCAGATTTATACCAGAGTTCCTATTAAAGGAGATGGATCTGGTGCAGAATGCACATTAGTTATTAATAATGATCAGCAAGTAGAATCAATTACAGTTTCCAATCAAGGAAGTGGATATACTTATGGAAATATTGATCTGGATGCTGGCAATGTTCCAGTTTCTACAACTAAGCCTTTATTCAACATTATAATTTCACCTCAAGGTGGACATGGTGCAGATATTTACAGAGAATTGGGAGCAAGTAACGTTCTTCTTTATTCTAGAATTGAAAATGATAATGAAAATCCCGATTTTGTTACAGGAAATCAAATTGCAAGATTGGGTCTTGTGAAGAATCCAAGAGTTTATAGTTCTTCCCAAGTTTTAACATCAGACAAAGCTAGTGCTGCTTATGCTGTTAGACTTACTGGAATTGGTTATAGCACGGCAACATTTACAGCAGATTCATATATTACTCAAACAATCGGAACGGGACAAACTGCTGCTGGAAGAGTGATTAGTTATGATCAAGTGACTGGTGTTCTTAAGTATTGGCAAGACAGAACTGTTGCGGGATTCAATACAGTAGGAACTGCACAAAGTAATCCTCAATATGGATATGACATGTTCAGGTTTACTGCTTCCCCATCAACAGGAGGATCCTTATCTATTAATGGAGGATCTACTACTCTGTCTATCAGCACAAATTTCACGGGTATTTCGACCGTAATAAATAATAAAACCTACTACTTGGGTCAATCTTTTGTCTCTGGTGTGTCTAATCCAGAAGTTCAAAAATACTCTGGAGACATTTTATACGTTGATAACCGACCTGCCATTACAAGGTCGTCTAGTCAAAAAGAAGATATCAAGATCATTTTGCAGTTCTAAAAAGTCATGCCACAAGAAATTAACCTTAACGTATCACCATACTTCGACGATTTTGATTCGGGAAAGGATTATTACAAGGTACTTTTTAAGCCTGGTTATCCCGTTCAAGCGAGAGAACTGACAACTCTTCAATCTATTCTTCAGAATCAAATTGAACAATTTGGTCAATCCTTTTATAAGGAGGGAGCTAAAGTAATCCCAGGTCATTTTGGATACAATAAGTCTTATTATGCCGTAAAAATTGACAATATTTCAAATGGTATTCCTGTAGATGCATATCTTACTGAACTCGTTGGACTTAAAATTACAGGTAGAAATTCTGGCGTAACAGCGGTCGTTTCTGGATTTTTGTATTCAGATGAATCGGAAACTTCTAATGCTACTTTGTATGTAAATTATCTTGGTTCAAGTACAACCGATAACGCTTCACAGTTCTTCAGTGATGGAGAAGATTTATTTGCAAACGATACAATTGTTTCTGGATCTATTGCTAGTCCTGTAATTGAATCTGGAGAAACATTTGCAACTACAATTGCTAATGAAGCAAATGCAGTTGGATCTTCCTTCTCTATATCGGAAGGTGTATATTTCATAAGAGGAAGATTCGTTACTGTTAAAGATGAAACACTGATTTTAGACCAATATTCCGCAAATCCTTCTTACAGAGTTGGTCTTTATGTTAATGAAGAGATTGTCAATGCTGATGAAGATGATACATTAAACGATAATTCACAAGGTTTCAATAATTATTCTTCTCCTGGCGCAGATAGACTTAGAATTACTGTATCTCTTTTCAAAAAACCTCTAGATGATAAAGATGATGCAAACTTCGTGGAATTGGTCACCATTAAAGATGGTGTTTTAAGATCACAAGAAAAAACGGAACTTTCCAATAGAGTTGGAGATGAGATTTCCAGAAGAATATCTCAGGGAACTGGAGACTATTATATTGATCCATTTTTAGTAACAGCAAAAGAAACTTTAAATGATTTAAAAGGAAATGGTGGAATTTTTGGCGAAGGACAACTGACTTCTAATGGATCAATTCCATCAGAAGATCTTGCAACATATCAAATTTCCCCAGGTTCAGCAGTAGTTAAAGGATTTGATATAAAAACTATTGCTCCAACTTTTATTGATTTTCCAAAAACAAGAACTACTAAAACATTAGAAAATCAATCAATAATTTACAACACCGGTTCTACTCTTGTACTTAATAGAGTATTTGGATCTCCTAGCATTGGTGTAGGAAACACTTATGTTTTGAGTTTAAGAGGTGAAAGAGTTGGTCTTGGATCTACTACTCCAGCAGGAAAAGAAATTGGAGTAGCAAGAGTATATGACTTTAAATTAGAATCTGGATCATATGATAGCGAAAATGCAAACCTAAACAGATGGAATATTTCTTTATTTGATGTTCAAACTGTAACTGAAATTAATTTAAATGAACCAATCACTTTGTCGGTTCCAACCTTCGTAAAAGGAAACAAAAGTGGAGCAACAGCATATTTGAATAGTTCTGTTGCTGCTGGAACTGCTTTAACAGTATATCAAAAGTCTGGAGATTTCCTCGTAAATGAAACTTTCTCCTTTGACGGAATTTCAAATACTAGAGTAGCAACTTCAGTAACTTCATATGGAATGTCAGACGTTAAGTCTGTTTATGGTGTAGTGGGAGTAGCAAATTCTTTCACTGCGGACGTTATACAAACACCTTCATCGACAATTGGAATTGCAACTATCAGTGCGATTGATGCAGCAACAGGATTTAGTTCAATTCGTTCATCAAACGAATTTTTCCCAGGAACAATATCAGTCAATAATCTTATAAGATTTACTGATACATCTCTTCCAAATCCAGTTATCGCTAGAGTTGTTAGTGTAGGAACTACTCATGTAGTAATTGCGGGAGTTACTACAGTAACAGGAATTACATCTAGCAAACTTCCAAGTTCTACTCTCCAAGTAACAGATTTAACATATCTTACAACAAAATTAGGAGATTCTGCGGATAATACGCTTTACACTAGACTTGCTAAACCTAATATTTCTAACGTTTCTATTGATAAAACTACTCTGACAGTTAGAAAAACATATACCAACCTGATTATTGATTCCACTAAAAAATTATCGACAACTGTAAGTGCTGGCACAGACCTTAGATTCTTGCCTTTTGATGAAGAAAGATACACACTTTTCAGGTCTGATGGAACATGCGAAGTTCTTACTTCAGATAAATTTGAATTTACTTCCGATGCACAAGAACTTCAAATTTATAACTTGAGTGGAACTGATACTGGAGCAACTTTAGTAGCTACTCTTACAAAAACAAAAGTAAAGGAAAAGGTAAAGAGAAAAAATAGAGTAGGAACTCTTTTAGTTTCATACTCAAACAATTCTGCTTCTGGCGTAGGAACTACTTCTATTAATGATGGTTTGACATATGGAAACTATCCATATGGAACAAGAGTACAAGATACGGAAATTTCATTAAACGTTGGTGATGTTACTGATGTTCTTGGAATTTATGAGTCGTTTGGAACTTCAAATCCATCTGCACCTCAAATGACCTTAACGACCATTTCTGGTCCAAGCAGTAAGACCTCCGACTTAATTATTGGTGAAGAGTTTGTGGGACAGTCTAGTGGTGCTGTCGGAATGGTTGCAGAAAGAATAGATGACACAACTATTTCTTTCATAAGTTTGAATGAAATTGGATTCACTGAGGGAGAATCTGTAATTTTTAAAGAAACTGACATTCAATCAGTAATTACAAATCTATCTTCTTCAAGTATTAACATTTCAAACAATTATATCTTTAAAAATGGTCAAACCGGCACTATTTTAGGACATAGTTCTATTGTTAGATCGCAAAAGTATTCGGCTCCAACAAGAAAACTTAAAATTTACTACACAAACGGGTTCTTTGAGTCTTCAGATGAAGGAGATTTTGTAACGGCAAATTCTTACAAAGAGTTTGATTACACCGATGATATTCAATTTATTGGAAACACTAGAAATACTGACATTATTGATATTAGACCAAAAGTTACAAATTATACGGTTTCTGAAGGATCTAGATCTCCTTTAGAGTTTCATGGAAGAACATTTGGTTCAACAGGAAACAGTGCTGCAAATGTACTTGCTTCAGATGAAGCAATCGCATTAGATTATTCATATTATCTTGGTAGAATTGATAGAATTTTCTTATCTAAAGATGGAAAATTCCAAGTTAAATACGGAATTCCTTCGGACAAACCAGAAATACCGGTAAATGTTGACGAGTCTATTGAAGTTTGTCAAGCAAATATTCCCCCATATCTTTATGATGTAAGAAACGTATCATTTAATTTCTTACAGCATAAGAGATATACTATGAAGGATATCAAGAGACTTGAAGATAGAATCAGGAATCTTGAATATTATACTACCCTTTCTTTATTAGAAACTGACACTAATAATTTGTTTATTGCTGATAATAATGGATTGAATAAGTTTAAGTCTGGATTCTTTGTTGATAATTTCTCAACACTAAGACCACAAGATACTGGTAGAGAAATTAAAAACTCAATTGATTACTCTGCAAGAGAAATAAGACCAACTCATTATACTACATCAATAGATCTTCAACCATATCCAACGAAATTGTCTTCGGAGGATTTGAGATTTAAACAACCTACTGGTGTTAATATAAGAAGAGGTGAGGACATTGTAACCCTCGATTATTCTGAGACTGAGTGGTTAACACAACCATATGCAACTAAATCTGAAAGCGTAACTCCATTTATTCTTAATTTCTGGGAAGGAACAATCGCATTGACCCCTTCTTCTGATGTTTGGGTCGATCAAAAGAGAATTGATGCAAAAATCATTCAAGCTCAAGGAAATTATAATGAAACTCTTCAAAATGCTGTAGAAAATCTTGGAATTGATCCCCAAACTGGTCTTGCTCCAGTTGTTTGGAATTCTTGGGAAACTTTCTGGACAGGAAGACAAGTTATTGGCGGTGAAAGAACTGTAACCAGAAGTTTTGGTGGAGAATGGAGAGGAAACTTAGGGGGCGGCAACCGCATTGCTGCTTATGGCACCAGAACCACTCAAGTTATTAGACAACAAGTTCAAGAAACTATTGATACTGGATATAAGACCAGAACAGGTACACAACAGCAATTTGTAGAGCAATGGGATAATACTTCTGTTGGCGATAGAGTTGTAAGTAAAGACTTGATCACAAGTATGAGATCAAGAAACATTACTGTTGATGGAAGAAGATTCAAACCAAAAACAAGAGTTTATGCCTTCTTTGATGGGGTTGACGTAACTAAGTTTGTCACTCCAAAACTTCTTGAAATTGAAATGCTTTCTGGCGCTTTCCAAGTTGGAGAAAATGTAGTTGGAACTGTCAGAGCGACAGGTCTCGGTGAAGATAAAGACAAGTCTAAACCATATATTAAGTTTAGATTAGCTTCTCCAAATCATAGAGAAGGAACGTTTAACTCCCCAACGGTAGTTTATCCGATTAATCCTTACACTGATGAGGCGATGCCTACGACATATTCGTCAACATCATCCCTTCTCAATGTAGATACATATGCGTTATCTAATCAAATTGATGGAGAGTATTACGGATTTGCTGAATCCGGAATGATATTGAAAGGAGAAACCAGTGGTGCTCAAGCAGTAATCTCAAATATGAGATTGGTAAGTGATATTGCCGCGAATGTACAAGGAAGTTTCTTCATTCCAGATGGAGATGTTATTGGATTCCCTAGTTTTGAGACTGGTTCAAAAACTTTTGAACTCAGCAGCGACAATTCAAATAACAGAGATCTGGCAACCACCCATGCAGTTGAAACATTTGTATCTTCTGGAACTTTAGAAACAGTTCAGGAAAACATTGTTTCTGTTAGAAATGCTAGAATTGAAACTATAGAAACATCTCAAACCGAAGATGTAAGAAGAACCACAGGAACGGTTGTTGTTGATTCTCAAGTTATTTCGCAATCAAGCAGACAGGTTCTTATTGGTTATTATGACCCTCTTGCACAAACCTTCTTTGTTGAAGATGAAACTGGAATATTCTTGTCGAAGGTAGATCTCTACTTCAGAACTAAGGATGATGCAGATATTCCTGTTGGCGTCCAAATTAGAACTACTAGACTTGGAACTCCAACTCAAACTGTTCTTCCTTTCTCGGAAGTTTACTTAGATCCAGTAAATGTAAATGTTTCTAGTGATGCGTCAGTTCCAACAACATTTACATTCCCAGCCCCAGTATATTTGGATGGTCAAACAGAATACGCTGTTGTAGTAAGATCAAATTCGGCAAAATACAGCGTATTCATCTCCAGAGTTGGTGAAAATGATTTGATTACTCAAGAATTTGTTGCACAACAACCTTACTTGGGATCCCTGTTCAAGTCGCAAAACGCTGCTGTTTGGGAACCATCACAATGGGAAGATCTTAAATTTACTCTCTATAGAGCTGAATTTGTTGAAAATGGAACACTTGAGTTCTTCAATCCAACTCTTTCTGTTGGAAATGGTCAAGTTGCTCCCCTGATTTCAAACCCAATTTCTTTGGAATCTAGAAAAATTAGACTTGGAATAACTTCTGCAGTCTTAGACAGCAGTTTGACATTAGGAAATACTCTTATCCAGAAGAATTCTAATGCATCTGGCAAGTATATTGGTGGAGCAGGAATTTGTACTGGTTCGCTCCAAGTAATCAATCCAGGTATAGGATACACTCCTTCTGCTGTTGATGGCGGAAGCTTCACTTACACTGGAGTTGCATTAACATCTATCACTGGAAATGGAATTAATGCAACGGCAGATATTCAAGTATCTGGTGGAATTATACAAAGTGCAACCATCGTAAATGGTGGAAATGGTTATGTTGCTGGTGATGTAGTCGGTGTATCTTCACTTGGAAACACACCAGCAGGATCTAACTTAAGACTTTCCATTGTTTCTATTGCAAGCACAACCGAATTGATTCTTGAAAATGTACAAGGAGACTTTAAAACTGGAACAGGTTCAACAATTCAATATATTAACAATAGTTTGACTACTGTGGATCTTAACAGTTCTACTGGTGGTGGTGTGGAAGCAAGTACCGTTACGGTCGAAAGAACTGGATTATCATTTAAGGTAAATCATAAAAACCATGGAATGAATTTTGCAGGAAATAAAGTTATTATTTCCAATGCACAATCCGATGTATCTCCAACTAAGTTAACGTCTCCATATTCTATAGATTCTACCGATCCAATTTCAGTAGAATCTGCGTCCAATTTCGGATTATTTGAAAATGTCGGCGTTGGAACAACCAATAAAGGTTATGTAATTATTGGTGATGAGGTTATTTCTTACACTAGCACTGGCGCAAATCAAATTGGTGGAGGAATTGTCAGAGCAATTTCAGGAAATAGCAAAAATTATCCTGCTGGAACTCCCGTTTATAAGTACGAACTTGGTGGCGTTTCTCTTAGAAGAATTAATAAGCAGCATGATGTATCATCTTCGAACATTGAATTTGATTCTTACTACGTAGATCTTGATTTGTCTACTAATGGTGTAGATAGAACTGTGGGAACAAGTTATCCTAAGTTATATCTTAATGAGCAAAAGTCTGCTGGAGGAAAATCTGTAAGAGCAACACAAAACATTTCTTATGAAATCATTTCTCCAATGATTCAGAATACAACTGTAAGAGGAACTTCTCTGAATGCTCAGATAAGAACAGTTACAGGTCAAAGTATTGATGGATCAGAGCAGACATTCGTTGACAAGGGATTTGAAAGTGTAACACTTAATCAAACAAATTATCTTGACAGCCAAAGACTTATTTGCTCCGAAGCAAATGAAAATGAATTCTTAACAACTCTTCCAAATAATAAATCTTTCAATATGAGAGTTCTTCTTGGAAGTACTGATTCAAGAATAAGTCCTGTAGTAGATCTCCAAAGATCTAACATAATTTTAACGTCAAATAGAGTTAATGCTCCTATAACGGATTATGCTAATGATCCAAGAGTAAACACTATTGATGAGGATCCAACTTCATTCCAATATCTTTCTAAAGAAAATAGACTTGAGACTCCTGCTTCCTCTATTAAAATTATTCTTGATGCTCATGTTAATGTTTTCAGTGATATTCGTGCTTTCTATTCGATTGCAAATGAAGAGAAATTTGAACCAGTATTCACTCCTTTCCCAGGATGGAATAACATAAATGGAATTGGCAATGTCATCGATCCATCTTTAAATGATGGATCCCCTTATCAATTTGTAAATAAATCATCGTCCTTAGGATTTACTCCAGAGGAACTTGAATATAAGGAATATCAGTTTGAAGTAAATAACTTGCCAGACTTCAGATTGTATAGAATAAAACTTGTACTGACTTCAACAAATCAAGCATATCCGCCAAGATTTAAGAATTTACGAGTCATTGCTCTTGCCTGATAATTATGGATTATATTAAAGTTGAGGGTCACTCTAATTTAAAGAGAGACCCTCAAACAAATGCTATTATCAATGATAATATGAAAGAATATAATGAATATATGAAAAGAAAGCAACTCAAATCTAAAGAGATTGATAGAATACAAAATATTGAAGATGATCTTGATAGAATTAAGGATGATATGAGCGAATTAAAAACATTATTGAGGATTCTTATCGATGGACCCAGACAAAATTGAACTAACAAATTTAAATAAATCTTTGACATATGCCAAATCTGCAAGAGAAATTGATAAAGTAGATGACATAGAGATGTTGAGAAACATTGCTAAAACATACGTCAAATTATATCTTAAACAACAAGAAGTTCTTGCTTTTATCGGTGTTCCTGGGTAAGAAAACATCGACCATAAATACTCAAAAAGTGTTGAATAAATGGCACAGCCTACGACTAGAGCAACTTTGATAGAATACTGCAAGAGAAAACTGGGCGCTCCAGTTTTGGAAATTAACGTTGCCGATGAGCAAATTGATGACCTTGTAGATGATGCTATACAGTTTTTTCAAGAAAGACATTTTGATGGCGTCTATCAGACATACTATAAGTATAAAATAACTCAATCAGATATTGATAGAGGTAGAAGTAGAGGTGGATCTAATACTGCGGTAGGAATCGCAACCACCACTGCATCTGCCACTATTGCGGGAGATAGTTCTGCGACTACATTTACTTTTGAGGAAAATAGCAACTATTTACAAGTTCCTCCTAATATAATTGGCGTAAATAAAATTTTTAAGTTTGATGGTAGCAATACCATCACCAATAACATGTTCAGTATTAAATATCAACTGTTCTTGAATGATATTTACTATTGGGGAAGTACAGAACTTCTTTCATATTCTATGGTTAAGTCATATCTAGAGGATATTGACTTTTTACTCAATACGGAAAAGCAAATACGATTCAATAAGAGACAAGATAGATTATATTTGGATATTGATTGGGCATCAGCTACTACAAACGACTACATCATTATCGACTCTTATAGTACATTAAATCCAAGTGATTATTCTAGAGTTTGGAATGATTCTTTCCTTAAGTTGTATTTGACAGCTTTGATTAAAAAGCAGTGGGGACAAAATTTAATTAAATTCCAAGGAGTTAAACTTCCTGGAGGAGTTGAATTGAATGGTAGACAAATATACGATGACGCACAAAAAGAGTTGGATGTGATTATGGAAAAAATGTCCAATACTTATGAACTTCCTCCAATGGATATGATCGGATAATCATATGTTAAATCCTTTTTTCCAGCAAGGTTCAAAAACAGAACAAAGTTTAGTTCAAGATCTCATTAATGAGCAATTGAGAATGTATGGTGTTGAGGTTCATTATATGCCTCGACAATTTATTACTACAAAAACGGTAATTGAAGAGGTAATTGAATCTTCCTTTAAAGAAGCATATCCAATAGAAGCATATCTAGAAAACGTAGATGGATATGCCGATAATTCTGTTATTCTTTCTAAATTTGGAATACAATCTCAACAAGAGATAACATTAACTATTTCAAGAGAAAGATATGAAACTTATATAAGACCATTAGCACAACAAAATTCGCAAAATCTTGTTCCAGAAAGACCAACAGAGGGAGATTTAATTTATTTCCCGTTGGGTGGAAGATTATTTGAGATAAAATTTGTAGAACATGAGAAACCATTTCATCAGTTAAATTCTACATATGTTTACACTTTGAGATGCGAACTCTTCAGAATTGAAGATGAGGTTATTGATACTGGAGTCGATGATGTCGATGACGAACTTGTAGGAAGCACAAGTGTCGATGGAACAACTCCTATCGGCATAAGAGGAAATATGCTGACCCTGAATATGGTTGGCGTTGCTTCTACTGCTACTGCTTCTACTGGTATCGTCAATGGATCTATTAGTGCTATTTACATCAGCAATCGTGGTGGAGGATATTCATATGCTCCTCAAGTTGGATTCTCCTCTTCTCCCGAATATGGTGGAACTGGTATTGGAACAGCGATCATGATTGGTGGAATAGTCGTATGTAATAAGAACGTAAATCCAAACGATGGTTCTGTTCAAGAAATTAGACTAATCAATCCAGGATTCGGATATACAGTTGCACCTCTAATTGCAGTTAGGGGTGATGGAGTTGGATTTGCTGCAACAACAGGAATAACCACAGTTGGAGCAGTTGGATTTGTAACGATTACTGGTGGTGGATCTGGATATACTACAGCACCAACAGTCACATTCTCTTCTCCTGGAAGTGGAACAACTGCCACTGGTGTTGCTGCTATAAATTCAAGTGGAAATGTAATTGCAATTTACCTCACTAATGCTGGATCTGGATATACCTCGGCTCCAACAATTACAATTTCGGGTGCTGGTTCAACTTCATCTGGAACATTCCAACTTAATGAAATTGTTACTGGACAAACATCAGGAACTACAGCAAGGGTTAAGAATTGGGATAAACCAACATCAGTCTTAGATCTTTACAATGTAGATGGAACATTTACATATGGAGAAACTTTAGTTGGATCTGCTTCTTCCGCAAGTTATAGACTGAAAAATGTTGAAGAATTCCCTAGAGATGATGGATTTGCTTCAAATGCCGAAATTGAAGCGGCGGCTGATCAAATTATAGATTTTACAGAGACAAATCCATTTGGAATCCCCTAAACTGTTAAATAGTAATTATTAAACCTTGGCAAAATGTTTGAATATTTTTATAACGAGATTTTCCGAAAGACTATTATTTCTTTCGGTACCCTTTTTAACAACATAGAAATCCAAAAGACGGATTCTAATGGTGACGTGAGTAGCATCATTAAAGTTCCTCTTGCTTATGGTCCTACACAAAAGTTTTTGGCAAGGATCAATCAACAAGCTGATTTAAATAGTCCAACTGCAATGACATTGCCAAGGATGTCATTTGAATTTACTGGAGTTACTTACGATCCATCCAGAAAAGTAACAACAACACAAAGATTCTTACAAAAAGACTCATCTGACGGAACTAAAACTAGAAAGGCATATATGCCAGTTCCCTACACGATGCAATTTGAATTGTCAATTATGACAAAATTAAATGATGATGCATTGCAAATAGTAGAACAAATTTTACCATATTTTCAACCTCAGTTCAATCTCACTGTTGAATTGGCATCAAATATACAAGAGAAAAAAGATATTCCAATTATTTTGGAAAATATTACTATGATTGATGATTATGAAGGTGATTATACAACGAGAAGAGTTTTAACTTACACGTTGAGATTTAGTGCCAAAACATACCTGTTTGGACCTATTCCAGATGTTTCTACAGATCTTATCAAAAGAGCTACTATTGCTGTTGGTGCAGGAGATCCATCAAATCAAAGAGAACTTACATATACGCAAACCCCAAGAGCAATTAAGAATTATACTGGAAACGTGCTCACATCCTTGTCTGAGGATATTGCCGCCACCGACATTTTACTCAAAGTAGATGATGCAAGTGGAATTACAAAAGATACTTATTTGGATATTAACCAAGAAGAAGTTTATGTAAGACTTGTAAGCGGAAATAATATCACCGTAGACAGAGGAGTTGATGGAACAACAGTTAAATCTCACTTGAAAGGAGATAGTGTAAAATCGATTACTGCTTCTGATGATGCTCTAATCGAATTTGGAGATGACTTTGGTTTTAGTGGAAGCGCATCATGAAAATGACTAAAAAATTTGATAAATTAAATGAATCTTTTGGAGTTGAGGATAATCTCATAGTTCCAGAAGTAGAGTCTGCTCCTATTGAGATTATTAACGATGATTCTGATGAAGAATTTGAAAAAACACCAGAGGTAAGAAAAGATTATAAGTATACAAGAAATCAATTATATTCATTAATAGAAAAAGGACAAGATGCTATTAACGGTATCTTAGAATTGGCAGCAGAAACAGAACAACCAAGAGCGTATGAAGTTGCAGCTCAATTAATTAAAAATGTTGCAGATACAACTGATAAATTAATGGATTTGCAAAAGAAATTGAAAGAAGTGGAGGAAGACACAAAGCAAAAAGGACCAACGAACGTCACCAATGCTCTATTTGTTGGATCAACTGCAGATTTAGCAAAACTTCTAAAGAATAAGCAACAAGAAGAGGATACTAAATAATAGTACGAATATAAAAAGTTAAAATGTCCGTTGCCGCAGTAAATATAAGAATTGAAAAAGGCACTGATTTTGAATCAACTTTTACTATCAATTCTTCAGATGGTTCTGCTTTTAATTTAGCAAATTACAGTGCTACGGCAAAGATTAGGAAACATCCTAATGCTGGAACTGCTAAAACTTTTTCAACAACGATTACTTCAGCTACAGGTGAAATAAAAATAACGATGAGTGATACGGACACATCTGAATTATCATCTGGAAGAAATTATTATGATGTGATTATTCAGCATTCATCTACAGAGAAGAAAACAAAAGTATTTGAAGGAATGGCGATAGTCTCAGATACCGTTTCTTTATAGTAAAATGGAATTCAAAGTAACTCTTGTAACAGGTCCAACTTACAGTGCTCGTCTTAAAGAAGACAACAAATTTAAAGTAATTACACAACTTACACAAACAGAAGTGGCTAACTTTTCAGATTTAAGCGATTTTGATGGTACTGAAGCTCAGGACGGATGGGTCTTGATGTATGACTCTGCATCTGGAAAATATAAAGCAGTAAATCCAGATCTCGTATTTACTAAAGCTGTTTCTGATAGCAGTCTTCCTAGTGAGTTTATTGATCAATTGGATGTAGAACTTGATGATAAGATCGATCTGGATGCTGGTTCATTCTGATAAGAATTTATAAATAACTACATCTAAAAATATAATAAGGTATAGATACAATGCCCGCACCCGTAATTCAATTTAAAAGGGGCAATTTAGCTAATCTTCCTGGTTTGCAGGCTGGTGAACCCGCGTTTACAACAGATACTTTTGATTTGTTTGTTGGATTAACTTCATCCACAGATGCAAATAAGTTTTTTGGTTCTCATAGGTATTGGAATAAGGAATCTACGACTTCAGGTAGTTCGGTAAATTTGGTTGAAGGAACCTCCAATGGTTCCAATTATGTCAGCCTCAAATCTCCAGATTCTCTTGCTGGTATTACTACATACACTCTTCCAGCAACTGCAATTGATGGATATTTTCTGAAAACAAACGCAGCTGGGGAATTGTCTTGGGAACAAGCTGCATCTTTTGCTGGAATTGTAACCTTTACCGATACTACAGAAAATACTTTAGGTGATGCTGATACTGGTGCTGTTCAGATTGATGGTGGACTGGGAGTTAATAAAAACGTTACGGTTGGCGGAAATTTAAACGTACAAGGTTATTCCGAGTTTGTTGGTGTTGTAACATTCCAAGGCGGAACTATTAATCTTGGTGATTCTGATGCAGATGATATTAATGTTGCAGGTGAATTTGTATCTAATTTAATTCCAAATCAAACAGATACATATGATTTGGGAAATGGTGATAAGAAATGGAGAAATATCAATATTTCGGGTGTTCACACTAATGGCGGTTTAAGAGTTCTTGGCGCAGCTCAGGTTGGATCTTTAACAGTTGATTCCGATGTAAATATTGTCGGAAACGTAACTATTGGCGGTACAACTTTAGCTGTTTCTGCAGAATCTCTTAAAATTCGTGATCCTGATATTGTTCTTGGATTTAGAACAGATTCTGAAGGTAACGATATTTCCACTGACACTACTGCTAGTCATGGTGGTGTTGCAATTGCATCTACAGAAGGTTATCCTTTAGTTGATTTAGTTATTGCTGGAGTTGAAACAGCTCCAGCCACATATAAGAAATTTATGTGGTTCCGTGAAAATTCCTTTGCTGGTCTTGGAACAGATGCATGGTTATCAAACTATGCCATTGGTATTGGAAGCACACAGTTCCCAACAGGAACAAGATTGGCTGCTGGAAATGTTCAGTTTACTCAAGAAGATTTAGCAGTTGTAAACAATATTAATGCTTCTGGTGTTGGCACATTTGGGGGAGCACTTTACGTTGCAGGACTCGAAATTACAGGTGGCGGTGTTTCTATTGGCGAAGACATTAGAACAAGAAATTTAAATGTATCTGGAATTACAACCTTAGGCGATTCAACTACAGATATAGTTCAAATTTACGGTGATGCTAATTTCATTGCTTCCGTAGAGGCTGTAAATATCAATTCAAGTGGAATTGTAACTGCTACTACTTTTGATGGTAATTTAGCACTTTCAAATGTTACTGGTCTTGGTGCGAATGTTTCTACATTCTTAGCGACTCCTTCTTCTTCTAATTTAGCTGCTGCTGTAACGGATGAAACTGGTACTGGTGCTCTCGTATTTGCAAACAGTCCAACATTAGTAACTCCTGTTCTTGGAGATGCATCTGCCACTACATTAACTACAAGTGGAGATGTAATAGTCGGATCTGCCATGAGTGCTCCGACTGTAAGAACGGCAACGATCACTCATTCTAACGGAACTAGTGCTGCTACAATTGACGCTAGTGGAAATGTAACAGCAGCTCAAGACTTAACAGTTACAGGAAACCTGTACGTTAACGGATCAACTACTCAAGTAAATACTTCTTCGATGACTGTCGAAGACAGAACGATTGAGTTAGGTTTAGTAGATGGTTCTGCTCCTTCCTCAGCAACTACTTGGGATCTTGGTGTTCTCTTCAATTATAATTCTTCAGGTGCGAAGAAGTCTGCTGTTCTGTGGGAACATGCTGATGGAAGATTCAAATTTGGATCACAAGTAACTGATGGTGGTGGAACTGATAACGATAGTCCACAAATTAGTGTTTCTAACTATGCTGCGATTGAAGTAAGTTCAATTTGGATTAATGATTGTGCAGGACAATCTCAATTAATTGATTGTTCTGGAGGAGTAAGAACACTTCAAAATATAACTATTGATGGTGGATCATTCTGATAAGTAAAATATGATTTCTAAATAGGGGGAGATTACTTCCCCTATTTTTTTATGTCTGAAGAAGAATATAAATCTGTGATTTCAACATATCAACAGAAAGCATTTGAACTTTTTAATGCGAATATTGTACTAGAATCTCAGATTCAATCGCAAAAAAATGTCATTGACGCATTAAAAAAAGAGTTAGAAAATATGTCATTTGAATTGCAAACTCTTAGAGATCTTAGGGAAAAGGGAGAACAGCAAATAAAGACAACTAGGAAATCCAGTGCATCCCAATAACATAAATAAATTATACCGATAAATATCGGTTTTTTTACGGTAAATACCACACCAAATTGAATGGCCGATCCGAATATTAGGATAAAACGGTCTGCCATACCTGGCAAACAGCCTACGGCAGATCAACTCCCGTTGGGAGAACTAGCTTTAAATACTAATGATGGAAAACTCTTTGCCTCTAAAAATGCAGGCATAGGAACAACAGTTTTCGCTGTAAATCCGTGGTCGGTTGGAACAGGAACCGATTCTTATAATGTACATTTTACTGCTGGAAATGTTGGTGTTGGTAGCACAATCCCCACATCTAAATTAGATGTAGAGGGTGACATCAATGTTTCTGGTGTAATAACTGCTAGTCAATTTATTGGTGGTGGTGTTGGTGTTGGAATTCAATCTGGGGGCACTGTCCTTGGATATGGAATTACAACACTGAATTTTATTGGTGCTGGAAATACTTTCTCTGTTAGCGGAACTACCGTCGATATCAGCATAGCTGCTGGTAGTGGTGGAGGTGGTGGAACTGGAATCAGTTCCGTGATCATACAGAAAGATGGAACAAATATAGGTACTGGTTCTAGTACTATAAACTTTACCGGAACTGGTATTCAAACTGTTACATCATCACCTAGCGGAATTACAACCGTTAGGGTTGAACTGCAAGGTAATCTTGATGGTGGATTGCCTGATTCAAATTACGGCGGCATCGAAGCTATTGAAGGGGGAGGAATCTAAATGGCAACACGAATTCAGATAAGGAGAGGCAGTGCCGCTGCATGGACTTCAGCTGATCCTATTCTCGCTGAGGGTGAACTTGGCGTAGAACTAGATACGCAGAAATTTAAAATTGGTGTTGGCACAACCAGTTGGAGTGGTCTTAGTTATGCAACTGGTATTCAAGGAACTACTGGTGCCCAAGGAACCCAAGGAACAACAGGTATCCAAGGGGATACTGGTATTCAAGGTGTCACTGGTAGAGGTCTGAATATTGTAGGAAACGTTGCTACAGTTGGAGATCTTCCAGATCCCTACAGTGGAGACGTTGGAGATGCTTATGTTGTAACAGGAACAGGCGATCTTCACGTTTATAATGGAACGAGTTTCGATAACGTTGGACAAATTGTTGGTCCTCAAGGAACCACGGGCGCTCAAGGAACCCAGGGTATCCAAGGCGAATCAATTCAAGGTACAACTGGATATAATGGTACCCAAGGAACTCAGGGTATTCAGGGTGATGATGGGGCTCAAGGAATTGCTGGTGCCTTCGCTGCACAAGGTATTCAAGGAACCCAAGGTATTCAAGGTAGAGAACCTGATGTAGCACAAACAGAAAAAAATACAATTACCTTTTCTGCTACTGAAGGTCAAGTATCTTTTGGAGCAACATACGTTCCAAATGCGATTGATGTTTATCTGAATGGTGTCAGATTATCAGAATCGGAATATGTAGGAACAAGTGGAACTCACATTCTTCTTAATGATAGTGCTAATGTAGGGGATGTTTTAGATCTCGTTAAATTTGACTTTGGTAATGCTTTTAGAGGTCTTCAAGGCGTACAAGGTCTTCAAGGATTACAAGGAGTTCAGGGTCTTCAAGGACCACAGGGAACAACTGGTATTCAAGGTGATGTTGGTATTCAAGGAAGTACTGGTGCTCAGGGAACTCAGGGAGTCCAAGGAACAACTGGTATCCAAGGTGATGTTGGTACCCAAGGAACTCAAGGGGTTCAAGGTGTTCAAGGCGAAATTGGATCTCAAGGTCTCGATGGTGCATATGCCGCACAAGGTATTCAAGGTATTCAAGGTATCCAGGGTTTAACACCCGACGTTGCTCAAACAAGTAAGACAACAATTACTTTTTCTGCCAATGAAGGTCAAACTTCCTTTGCAGGAACATATGTAGCAGGAGCAATAGACGTATTCTTAAATGGTGTAAGATTATCAGAATCAGAGTACGTAGGAACAAGTGCAACTAATATTGTTCTAAATGACCCTGCTAACGCTGGAGACGTACTTGATCTTGTTAAGTTTGATTTTGGTAATGCTCTGAGAGGTTTACAAGGTGTTCAAGGAACACAAGGTATTCAGGGCGATCTTGGTATTCAAGGCATTCAGGGTCTTGACGGTGCTTATGCTGCTCAAGGTATCCAAGGTCCACAAGGAACTTTGGGTGTTCAAGGAACAAGTGGTCGTGGTGTTACTATTCTTGGTAGTGTTTCCACATCTACAAATCTTCCAGGATATCCATCTTCTTATTCTGGATCTGTTGGTGATGGATATATCACACTAGACACAGGTCACTTATGGACTTGGAACGGTAGTTCTTGGGACGATGTTGGTAATATCACAGGTCCACAAGGAACCACTGGGTCACAAGGAACACAAGGTATTCAGGGAACTACTGGTTCTCAGGGTCAAACAGGTATTCAGGGTGACTTAGGTATCCAAGGTATTCAAGGAGAGGCATTACAGGGCGTTCAGGGAACGACTGGCATTCAAGGTGATCTTGGTATCCAAGGTACTACTGGTGCTGGTGTACAAGGTGCTACTGGTACTCAAGGTGAAACAGGTACTCAAGGTACAACAGGTACTCAAGGTCTCGATGGTGCATATGCCGCCCAGGGTATCCAAGGTATTCAAGGCATCCAGGGTTTAACACCTGACGTTGCTCAAACAAGTAAGTCAACTATTACATTCTCCGCTAACGAAGGTCAAACTTCTTTTGCTGGAACATATGTAGCGGGAGCTATTGATGTTTATTTGAATGGTGTTAGATTATCGGATTCTGAATATGTTGGAACAAGTGCAACCAACATTGTTCTCAATGATCCTGCTAACGCTGGAGACGTACTTGATCTTGTCAAGTTTGATTTTGGTAATGCATTAAGAGGTCTTCAGGGAATTCAAGGAACAACTGGTATTCAAGGTTTTACTGGTATTCAGGGAAGTGATGGTGTCCAGGGTCTTGCTGGTGAATATGCAGCACAAGGTATTCAGGGAACTGATGGTTTACAAGGTACCGATGGTACTCAAGGAACACAAGGTATTCAGGGAACCACAGGATCTCAAGGAACCACTGGAACTCAAGGAACACAAGGTATTCAAGGTAACAGTGGTCGTGGTGTTACTATTCTTGGCAGTGTTGCTACAAGCACATCTCTTCCAGGATATCCTTCTTCTTATGGCGGAAACACTGGAGATGGTTATATTACTACCGATACTGGTCACTTATGGACTTGGAATGGTACTTCTTGGGACGATGTTGGTAATATTACAGGTCCACAAGGAACTACTGGAACACAAGGAACTCAGGGCATACAGGGACCTTCGATTCAAGGTGCTCAAGGAACAACTGGAATTCAGGGAACAACTGGAACTCAGGGATCCACAGGTCCACAAGGAACTACTGGTTTACAAGGAACCACAGGTCTTCAAGGTTTAACTGGTATTCAGGGAGACACAGGTCTCCAAGGATTAACTGGTATTCAGGGAACTGATGGTCTTGGAGCACTTACAGGAGTTACATCTGTAACTAGTGGAACGTTCTTCCCACTGTTCGTTTCTGGAACTGGAGATGTTTCACCAAATATCAGAACAGAAGCAACCGCATTTGGTTATGACGCAGGAACTAATACTGTTACTGCCACAAACTTCAATACAACTTCGGACATTACACTGAAGAAAAATGTCAATATTATTGAAAATGCCATTGATTCGGTAAAACTTATCAACGGTGTTAAATTTGACTGGAAAGATAATGGAAGACCTTCTATTGGTGTTATCGCTCAGGATGTTGAGCAAGTTTATCCAGAATTGGTTTATGAAGTAGACGGACAGAAGACATTAAACTATAGCGGTTTAATAGGTGTTCTTGTTGAAGCGGTTAAAGACCTTCAGCAACAAATTAACAATCTAAATAGTACTACAGGTTAATCTAGATAAATGAACAAAACTAGAGAAGTTGCAAACTTAGTTACTGAGAATAATATCTTTGTTAGCACCTCTAATAATAGAGTTGGCGTCGGATCCACTGTACCAGTAAGTAAACTCGATGTTACTGGAGATGTGACTGCAGATAACTTTAATTCGGCTTCTGACGAGTCGATGAAAAAGAACATTGCTAGTATCGCAGATGCTATTGCAAAACTTGATAAAATCAATGGCGTTTCTTTCGTATGGAAAGAATCCAATACTAAATCATATGGAGTTGTTGCTCAAAACGTTCAGAAAGTATTCCCAGAACTGGTAAATGACAACGGATCACACTTAACAGTTAACTATAACGGTTTAATTGGTGTTCTGATTGCTGCGGTAAAAGAACAACAAAAACTAATTGGTTCTTTATCCGATAGATTAGATGCTTTAGAAGGAAACAATCAAAGTGAAAACGTTTAAACAATTTCAAGAAGATTGGAGTAATAAATACAAACGTAATATTGATTGCTCCAATCCTAAAGGATTTTCACAAAAAGCACATTGTGCTGCTAGAAAAAAGAGAGCAAGAGGTGAGGAAACCAAATCGCTACCAGTGAAATGAAATCCTTAAAAATTGCGGGAATTGTTTTAGGATCAGTAATAGGAATTGCCCATGTTGGCGTTCTTGGACATTTAATAAAATTATCTGAGGACATTAAACATCCTCAAATTAATTTGCCAACTGGAAGATATTCTTCATATAAAATAGAAGTTGGGAAGGATGGATACAAGATAGAATACAGAGCTGATGATCCAAAGGTATTAAGTTCGGAAAAATCACTCGATCTTGATAAAGAAAAACGGGGATTGTTTGGTGGTGGTTCTGAAAAAAGAACTGAATATCGTCGTGATGAATATACTGCAGGCGGAACAAGAAATATAGGAGGCGCTGCAATAGACAGCGAGGGAAAGTCTGCAAAAGAAGTAGAGTGCATCGTGGCGGACGCTGGAGCACGGTCTCAGGGTGCGATGGCAGGTAGTGCTATTTCTGCTGGTGTGGCAGTTCCAGCTTTAATTAACATTCCCTATATTGGATGGTTAGCGGCAGGTTGGGCGACACTATTGGGACAAAATATTGGATCTGAAATTGGTTCTGAGGTTGGGTCTGCTTTTAATGATTGCTAAATAATAAAAAGTCCTGTTTGTGGCATGAAAAAATATTGTCGTCTTTGTAAGAAAAAAGAACATCGTGAGGAATGCGGATTTGGTCCCAAAATGTGGGACAAGTATTCTGTAGATGATGCTACCGATAAAGAGCAAGAAACTGCTGCGAAAGAATCTGGAATTATTGATGTTGAAGAAGAAAACAAGAGTGGTGATAGTTCTTTGCGTGACTGGTTTACTAAGAGTCGCGCTTCTGATGGCACCCCTGGTTGGGTTCAATTGGGCGGTAAATACGCAGGAAAACCCTGTGCCAAACAACCAGGACAAACAACCAAACCAAAGTGCGGTTCCAGTAAGATGAAACGCAATCTTGACAAAGGTGAAGAAGAAACGGCATTCCGTCGTAAGAATCAAAAAGATCCAAATCCAGATAGAAAAGGAAAGGCAATTAACGTGGCCACTGAAGAAACAAAAAAAGATCATGAATACTCCATGGCTCGTTCTGAGATAAAAACTCTCAAAAATGCTGCTAAGAGATTAGAGAAGAAAATGGGCAAAAAAGGTGAGGGAAATCTTGAAGCCTGGGTTCAATCCAAAATCACAAAAGCGGCGGATTATATTGACACAGCTGCGGACTATGTTACCAATGAAGAAAAAGATGCATGTTACCATAAGGTAAAGTCTCGTTATAAAGTTTGGCCAAGTGCATATGCTTCTGGCGCATTAGTTAAGTGTCGCAAAAAAGGTGCTAAAAACTGGGGCAAGAGTACCAAGAAAGAAGGATATGAATATTCAAACTGGAGAGAAGACTTCAAAGCGATGGAATATGAATTCATTGATGTGATTACTCCAGATCCACTGGAACCAACAAAGGGAATTGGCAGTGAAATGATCGGAATTGAAGAGGCAGTAAGAGTTCCTCAAAAAACAGGAACAATTGTTTTTGTATACCTTACTTTTAGAGGAAAAGCATATACCATTCAAATGTTCTTCCCATCAGTAAAACTTCCAAGTAGATCTGAAATTCAAGATCAGATTGATAAGGTATATCCTGGAGGAAAGGTGAGAAGTTATCACACATCTGATTACAAACCAGGAGAACCAGTTTTTCATACAGAAGATTGGCAAAAAGTTAATAGACAAGATAAAACCGATGGATTAAGTCCTGCTGCTGTAAAAGCATACCGCAGAGAAAATCCAGGTTCTAAACTGAAGACCGCTGTGACCAAGAAACCATCAGAACTTAAAGCAGGTTCTAAGGATGCAAAGCGTCGTAAGTCGTTCTGTTCAAGAATGAGTGGCATGAAGAGGCGTCTCACTTCTGCTAAAACTGCTAGAGATCCTGATAGCAGAATCAACAAAGCACTCCGTCGTTGGAACTGTAACTAATGAAAAACTTCAAACAATTCTTATCAGAAAGCGTTACCATTCAGGGCGACTTTAACGGAACTCTGAATGTTGGTTACGATCCTGTTCAACAAAAAGTCAGTGAACAAAATCAATATATTGCTGATGTAATGTGGATGGGAAGTATATATAGAATGACACTAGAAAAAAAGGAATCGATAAGACTTCCCTCTACACAAGAATTAGCAGAACAACTTCAAGGAGAATATCCTGGGGCAATTGTTCAAAGAATTTATCCAGTAGAACCAAAACCAGAAGTTAAAATTGCAGACGTTAAGAGATATCATCCAGGAAAATTAGAGTGGGTATAAATTATGGCTCAGTGGAATAAAAATGAACAAGACTTCTTGAATCAAGAGAGAAGTCTCTTTGAGGTTTTTAATATTGCTGATCACTGGGGAAACCAGACAGACTGGAGACCTCAGTTTTCCGACAATAACAGACTAAAGGTTGCTCCCTTCCAAACAGTTTTCTTCAATACTTTCCAGTATGGATTGGAGACTGATGTATGGGATCAAAGAATTATTGGAGTTGGATCTGCTACTCATAATCCAACTTCCAGTAATGTGGTTATGGAAGTTGGATCTACTGCTGGTAGTAAGGTTGTCAGGCAGACGAAGAATGTAATGAGATACATTCCTGGTAGACCAGCAACTCTTGCATTTGCAGTTCGTCTAGAAACACCACAAGTCGGTATTCGCAGAAGATTCGGATTGTTTAATGAGACTGATGGTGCTTTCTTTGAGGATGATGGTGGCACATATTCTTATGTAATTCGCAGCAGTGTATCTGGTATCACTACAGAAACAAGAGTAACCAGAGAAAACTGGAATGGTGAAAAGTTTGATGGTAACGGATACACTGGTGTAACTGCTGATGCTACAAAACAGCAGATGATTTCCATTAACTA